CCAACTGTGCTTGCTGTGCAGCCTGTGCAGCTTCTTGTGCCTGTGGGTTAGGCTGGTTAGCCTGCTCAAGAGTAGCAATAAGCTCCTCGCGGTTGGATAGGTTCATGTTGTCGATGATAGACATAACCAACTTAGGATACATTGGCGTGTCTGGTGACATCGTTTGCAGCAACTGTACAAGCTGTGTTACTTCATACTCACGAGCAATAATGCCTAACGAGCTAGAGGTGTGGAACTTGTAGTCAGCTACGGGATACAGCTCAGGTTCAAACTGCATGTAGCGCCAAGCAGTCTTCTGTACAAAGGGAATCAGGAAGGCTTCTTGGAAGTTGATCAAGGTACGCTTGTGACGCTTGATGATAGCGCCTAGTGACATAGAGACACCAGCAGCGGTAGACTCTCCGTTGATAGAGCCTGCAATACCAGCGCTGTCAATAGCGCCTGTGGCTGTCTGTACCATAGTCTGTAGTGATTGAGCCTGTGCAAAGGTGATCTGACTGACGTTACCAAAGTTAAATGGCTGTAGCACCTCAGCAGGGTTGCCGTTGGTTAGGATGGTCTTGCCGGGCTGTATGCTTGGTTTAGCACCACGAGGCATACGGGAAGCATCCATAGCCATCATTGGATGAATAGTCAGTGCGAGAGCATCAATCCTAGCGCGTAGTTCTGCGTCTAACGCCTTTTGTGAGTTGTACCCTTTCTCACATACTCCTCGACCCCAGAAGCGGCTAGGAACGACATCCCAAGGGAATGCAACGACAGGACGATCTTCCATCATGTAGGGGTTCTTGGAAGCCTTCAGCAGTACACCACCGTTAGCAATAACAACAACAGCCTCTACATAGTAAGAATCATCTTCGTCCTCAAAGGTAACAATCTCTTCTCCAGCTTCCTCTGCATCTTTTTCTTCTACAGCTTTGTCTAGCAGGTGACGAGGAACAAGACCGTAGTATTTAGTCAGGCGTATTTTGTCTTCATCAAAGCGTGTCAAGTCCTGATCAGGCTCAATGTTGAAGTCAGGAGAGGCAAGCTGTATGTCTACGTTGCGATACACACCACTCTCTTGTAGCTGCTCTACTGAGTGAGCTGACACAAACTCATCTACTGCACAGCCCAGCGCAGAGTCAATGTCTGTAGCTACTGGGTCAATCAGGAAGTTCTGGGGCATTACAGGGCGCAGCTTAACGCATGTACGATCCTGTATGTTAACACCTACCGCTGTAAGCTCACCGCCCATCACAGGCTGTGTAGCAGGCTTCATCTCTTTTTCTTCTTCAAGAACAATCTCAGCAATACCTGTACCGAACACAGCAGCGTTAATCAGACACTCTGCCACACCCTTACGTACCTTGTTCTTTTTAAAGTCTTGCTCTAGCGCGTTACGCAGCAAAGCAATGTCTCTGTTGTCTTGATCGTAGACATCATCTTCAATGTCAAACCACTTACCACGACCAAAGGTAGCTTCCTCTAGCTCTGCTACAGATGACTCAACAGCCTGCTGTAGCGCAGGAGAGATAATCTTAGAGCGTTCTGTG